ATTAAAAAATCCAAAAAAAGCAGATCTAGATAAAGACGGTAAGTTATCTTCTTATGAAAAGAAAAGAGGTATGGCTATTGAAAAATCTATGAAGAAACAGAATCGTGCTAAAATGAAAAACGGCGGTTTTATAGCTAAAGGGTGTGGGGCTGTCATGAATGATAAACGTAAAGTTACAACTATTAGTTAGGAGAAATTATGGCTAAGAAAGATAAAATCAAAGCAAAACAGGAGGCTAGAGAAAAAGCCAAGGTAAGACCTGATGAAGCGACTGAAGATCGTATTTATTACAATATGCCTAAGAAAAAAGCTCCTGCTAAGAAAACTTCAAAAAAAACTAAAAAGTAGGAGATAGTATGTTTAAAAGAACTAAAGGATATTCTGGCGGAGGTAAATCCAAAGCTATGAAAAAAGGCGGTAAATCTACAAAAGGATTTGCTGGAGGCGGCCCTTCAAAAAAATCCAAAGGATACGCAGCTGGAGGTCCAACTAAGGGCATGAAGCGTGGCGGCCCTACAAAGGGTATGAAGGCTGGAGGCCCTACGAAGGGCATGAAAAGAGGTGGTCCTACTAAAGGTATGAAAGCAGGTGGACCAACCAAAGGAATGAAACGCGGCGGTCCTACTAAAGGTATGAAAAGAGGTGGACCTACAAAAGGCATGCGTATGGGGGGACCTGCAAAGTCCAAAGGTGTTAAAAAAGGTGGCAAAAACTCAGCAGTTGGTATAGCTAAGAGGGGTTTTGGTAGAGCCTATATGAATTCAAAAAAATAGGTGGCGTATTTATATAGCAACATCCCATACTTTAAGTGTTGGGTAAGAAAAGAATACACCCATAATCATGAAAAATATCATGGTGAATTTTTACATGCTATGGCAGTTGGAGTTACTACCATGCCAACTAGGTGTCTTAGTTTTCAAGTTATATTTACTGGTATAGAAGCAGAGGGAGAAGAAGAGGATACGGTACATGGCGGAGCTATGTGGGCAAGGATGCCCATTACTGCTTTAGTTGCAGATATACCTGTCGAAGATTGGCCTGTTCCTATGGCTACTCATGATGCACAACCTTGGGATTGTTCATCTCATAATAATTCTGTTTACGTTATAGACAGGGCAACTCCTTGTCCTTGGATGGCAAAAATTGATGGTAATTTTTATCCAGCCAGATATTTATTTACCGTAGATTATGCAGAAAACGAGATAGCAGACGATCCTGCTCAACATAAACAAAGTCATGTAATGGAACTTTTAGATGCTGGAGAATGGACAGGCAATATAGTAGCTTTGCCAAATAACAGAGTAAGAGTTACACACCCAGCTTGGTTTGTTACTGGACAAGGCGCACCAGATTTTCGTCCTTCTGCTCATATACACTATTCTAAATCTGATTTAGACTATACACTTGATGTGAATAGGATATTTGATAACTTATATGCGGAGGATGAATAATGGCTGACTTATCTATTGCACAAAAAAGAAAACTAATTAAAGAGCTAAAAGGGGCATCCAAACTTCATGCCAAACAAGCTGCACAAATAGAAAGATCTCTCAAAAAAACTAAAAAGAAAAAGTAATGGCACTTTCAGGAAGTACAGACTTTGAGCCTAATGTAGCTGAGTTTATAGAAGAAGCATTTGAGAGATGTGGATTAGAACTTAGGACAGGTTATGATTTAAAAACCGCTAGGAGGTCTATAAACCTAATGTTAGCAGAATGGGCTAATAGAGGCTTGAATCAATGGACAATCGAACAAGCAACGCAGACTGTTACCGAAGGTACTGCTAGTTACTCTTTAAATTCTAATGTTATAGATGTTTTAGATGTAGTCTTGCGTAGAACTGTAAATCAAACACAAACAGATATAAGCATGAATCGTATTAGTAGATCTGAATATATCAACATACCAAACAAAGAAACAAAGGCTAGGCCATCACAATTTTTCTTTGATAAGTTAACAACACCAGCATTAAAGGTTTGGCCTACACCTGAAAACAGTACTGATATATTAGTTTTTAACAAACTGGTAAGAATGGATGATGCAGATAAAGCTACTAATACTATGGACATGCCGTTTAGATTTTATCCCTGTTTTGTTGCGGGGTTAGCGTATTATCTGTCGCTGAAGAAGTCTCCTCAACTCACCCCGCAACTCAAGGCTATATATGAAGAAGAGTTTAGAAGGGCAGCTGACCAAGACGAAGATAGAGCATCTTTTAGGATAAGACCTAATTTGAGGATGAATTAATATGGCTTATGCGGTTGGTAAATTCGCTAAAGCATTATGTGATCGTTGTGCTTTTGAGTACAAACTTAATGAACTAAAAGAAGAATGGAATGGTTTAAAAGTTTGTCCGAGTTGTTATGAACCTAAACATCCTCAGTTAGAACCTTTAACAGTTAAAGCAGATCCTGAAGCACTATACAGGCCTAGACCTAATAATGATAAAGAAGTGGGAGAAGGTTTTGTTGTTGTCACAAGCTCTAACATATTTCAAAATGATTTCATGAATCCATCTATATTGCCTTCAAATTTTGTTGTTGAGAAAGTGACAGCATCATTAGGTGAAGTTACAATTACTACGTCATGACATTAACCGAGTTAAAAACTTTAATACAAAATTATGTGGAAAATGAGGAGACAACTTTTGTTGCTACCTTGAATGATTTTATTATTAACGCAGAAGATAGATTATTTGAACTAATACAGTTAGATTATTTTAGAAAAAATGTTACTGGTAATTTAACAACTGGTAATACTTATTTAACCGCTCCTTCTGACTTTTTAATGAGTTTTTCTTTAGCAATTATAGACAGTAACAACGATTATCATTACTTAGATAAAAAACACCCTTCTTTTATGAGGGAGTATTCTAATGATGCGGTTGATACTTCTGAGAGAGGTAGGCCTTTGTACTATGGAGACTTTGATAAAGAATTATCTACGGCATCAAGTAACGGATCTACTTTAATAGTTTCTCCAGTCCCAGATTCAGATTATTCAGTTGAATTGCACTACCTGTATAAACCAAATAGTTTAACAACAGACACTACAGGTACTTGGATTTCTACTAATGCTAGAAATGCTTTGTTGTACGGTTCTCTTGTAGAAGCATACACATTTATGAAGGGTGATGCAGATTTGATGCAACAGTATGAACAAAGATTTAATTTAGAAGTTTTAAGATTGAAGAATCAAGCAGAAGCAAGAGGAAGAAGAGACGAATACCGTTATGATTCTCTTAGATCTTCTGTTACTTAAATAAGGAGAGTAAATGGAAAAAATTGAAAGTCTTAAAGGCAAGACTGTTGCTATTGTGGGTATGGGTAAAAGCTGGTTTGACTACAACTTAGCAAAATCTCATGGGGTACATTTTGATGAAGTGTGGGCTATAAACGGCGTAGGGTCTGTTATATTTCACGACAGAGTATTTATGATGGATCCGGCATCTAGGTTCCTAGATACAGATGATGCAGGTGGCCAAACTGACAGTATGGCAGATCTTTTAAAAAATCATGAGGGTCCAATATATACTTGTGAGTTAGATGATCGTTGTCCTGGTTTAGTTGAATATCCATTAGAAGAAGTGGTTTCTTATTCTAATTGCCATTATTTAAACAATACAGTTGCCTACGCAGTTGCTTTTGCTTACTGGAATGAAGTTGCTAACTTAAAATTATTTGGTATAGATTTTTCTTATAAAGGTAATTTACATTTTGCTGAGTCAGGAAGAGCTTGTGTAGAGTTCTGGCTAAGTAAATGTATATCTGCTGGTATGCAAGTTGAAGTTGCACATACTTCTGGATTATTAGATACAGACGTTCCAGCAGAGCAAAAACTATACGGTTATCATAGGTTAAAAAATCCCTACATTATTTTAGTGGATGAAGATGGAATTAAATTAGAGCGTATAAACGATTTAGAGATAGTAAAACAAGAACAGGAGCCTGTACTTATAGATAGGCATGATTCTCATTTAAAACCAGTAGAGCCTAAAAAATGGTAAATGAAGTAACTCCGGCAGGAATGCCAGGTTTAGGCCTTATAGAGGCTAAAACAAGCAACTATGGTGGCCATCCTCCTGAATTTTGGGCAGAAAGACTTACAGAAAAGATTGTAAGTTCAAGTAATAGTGAAGATCCGCACATAAAAGAACAAGCTAGAGCTTACAAAGATTTGATATATCAAGTTAGTTTGATTTATATACATAATGCTATAAAATCTTATAAGGCTACATTAATTCAAGAGCTTATGACGGCTGGAGAAGAAGACGTAGCTAAAATTGTAAAAAGGATATAAATATGGCTATTTCATCAACACTAACAACCAGCTTTAAAAAAGAGCTGCTAGAAGCTATCCATAATTTTAAAAACTCTGGTGGAGACACTTTTAAACTGGCTTTATATACAAGTTCAGCAACTTTGGGTGCTACTACTACCGCGTTTACAACAACTGGACAGGCATCAGGAACTAATTACACTTCTGGTGGGGCAAACCTCACTAGAGTAGATCCAACATCAAGCGGCACTACAGGTTTTACTGATTTTGCCGATTTAACCTTTGGTACGGCTACCATAACCGCTAGAGGTTGTATGATTTACAACTCATCTGATAGTAACAAATCAGTAGCTACTATTGATTTTGGTGGAGATAAAACTTCAACCGCAGGTGATTTTACAGTAGTTTTCCCTGCGGCAGCAGCAAGTACGGCTATTATAAGAATAGCTTAAAAGCCTTATATGGCTAATATTAACGGTTGGGGTCGCGGAACTTGGGGCGAAGGGTCCTGGGGAACCGCCTTACCCGTTGAAATATCTGCACCTAGCGCCGCTACTTCTGCATTAGGTACTGTATCTACAGTAGCAAAAGCTAACGTAACTCCTACAGGACAGTCTGCAACAGGTGGTGTATCTGGAGTAGGTGTAAATGCACAAGCCGTAGCTGTATGTCCTAGTGCAGTTGGAACGGTAGGGTCTGTATCAGTATTAGTTGATGGTGAGGCAAATGTATTCCCAACAGGTCAAGCTGCAACAAGTGCTTTAGGTACTGCAACTACTATATCTAACAACAACATATCAGTCTCACTAGGAGCTGCGACAAGTGCTTTGGGATCTGTAACAACAGATGCAGAGGCAAACGCATTTCCTACAGGACAAAGTGCAACAGGATCGGTAGGATCAGTTTTAGTGTGGTCACTTATTGATGATTTACAAACATCCAACTTTACTTCAATTAACGAGGCTCAAACACCTAACTGGGAAGATGTTGCTTAACTATCCACAAGAAAGGTAATATAATCAATTGAACGGAGATATTAATGGCTACTTATGTAAATGATTTAAGACTTAAAGAAATAGCTACTGGTGATGAATCAGGAACTTGGGGAACTTCAACAAATACAAATTTGGAGCTGATTGGTGAAGCGCTTGGCTTTGGAACCGAAGCAATTACAACCAACGCAGACACACACACCACAACTGTAGCCGATGGATCTACAGATCCTGGTAGAGCTATGTACCTTAAATATACAGGAACACTAGATTCGGCCTGTACGATTACGATTGCACCTAACACTATGAGTAGGATGCAATTTATTGAGAATGGAACAAGCGGATCTCAAAATATAATAATTTCACAAGGCTCTGGTGCTAACGTGACCATACCAGCTGGCGATACTAAAGCAGTTTACCTAGATGGTGCTGGTAGTGGAGCAGCAGTAGTTGACGCTTTTGCTAGTTTAAATACAGTAGATCTGAAAGTAGAGGACGATTTAACAGTTACAGATGATGCCACTATAGGCGGTACTCTTGGTGTAACAGGTGTTTTAACAGCTACTTCCCTTGATATATCAGGAGCTATAGATGTAGACGGAACATCTAACTTAGACGTGGTGGATATAGATGGTGCGGTTGATATGGCTTCTACGTTACAAGTAGATGGCAGTATAACTTCCTCTGATGGAGCAACGATTACAGTCAACGACAACAGTATAGCTTTAAGTTTGATTTCGACTGATGCTGATGCTAATGAAGGTCCAGGATTAGTGCTTTATAGAAACTCTAGTAGCGCAGCGGATGATGATGTTTTGGCGCAGATATATTTACAAGGAGAAAATGACGCCGATCAAAAAGTAACTTATGGCCTCATCCAAGCAGTAATAGCAGATGCCTCCGATGGATCAGAGGATGTCAAATTAAGCCATAGGACGATGGTTGCTGGAACTGAAAGGGAAAGAATGACACTGACTCCTTCCGTAACTGTATTTAACGAAGATTCACAAGATATAGACTTTAGAGTTGAATCAAATGGTAACGCTAATATGTTATTTGTTGATGGTGGTAATGACGCAGTAGGCATAGGAACTTCGAGTCCTTCAGCACAACTGCACGTTGCAACTTCTTCTGGTGATTGTACTGTACTTATTGAAGCCGAAGAAAATAGCAGTTCAAGAGAACCACATTTACAACTTAAAGGTACAAATACGAGCAGTAATCCCATCATAGAATTTGGTGATAGTGCAGGGTTTCCAGGAACAATAGAATACGAAAACTCAGACAACAGTATGAGGTTTGGAACAAACGCTGGTGAAAGAATACGCATACTTTCAGGCGGTGGTATAACATTTGGTGGAGACACAGCAACAGCTAACGCACTAGACGATTATGAAGAAGGCAACGCAACTCTTGTAATTACAACATCTGACACACCATTTTCAGTAGGAACTGTTAGTGACACTTCAACGTACACAAGAATAGGTAATCAAGTAACTTTGTTTATTGCTATTTCTATTTCAAGTCCTTCAGGTGGCTCTGGTGCTTTAAGATTGACAAGTTTACCATTTGCCAATAATGGACCACAAGTAACTACCTCAGTTTGTTCATTGGGTAGGATGGCTAATTCTCAAACACAAAAACCTTTTGGATTGTTACCGAACGGCTCTGACGTAATAACTTTCTTTTTCAACGCAGATGGAGCTGTAGCCAGCTCTTACTCAGCAACTAATCTCAACGGACAAGTTACCCCTTTTATGAACGCTACAATAACATATACTACATAATCAATTATGCTTAGTGGATTCTAGGCAAGGAGAAAAAAATGGCAATAACAAAAACAATAGTAGACGACAAAATTGAAATTGTCGGAGACTTTAAAAAAATACAGGTTCGTACAGCTACAATCCTTAAAGAAGGCGGAGTAGAACTTACTAGGTCTTTTAGTAGAAGAGTTATAAGTTGCGTATCATCCACGCATGATGGCAGTTCTTGGACACATACTGATACAGATATGTCTAGCGAATCAACGGAACTGCAAGGCATAGCTAACGCAGTTTGGACAGATGAAGTAAAGGCAGCACAAAAAACTGAAAACGAAAAAAGTTTAGATCCTTCATAATGAGCGAAGAAAAAACAAACAAAATTGGTGGAGAAGAAATCAAAGATGAGGATTTGACACCAGAGCAACTACTACACAAAAGTCACGTTCTTAGTTTGAGAAACAAAATTGAAAAGTTAAAATTTGAAATAGATGAGTTACTACCCTCTTTAAGATTTCACGAAAACGCTTTACTAGAAACAGTAAAAAAACAAGCAGACGAACATTTTGACACAGAGGAAAAACAAATAATTGGAGATAAAAAATGAGCATTTGGAAAAAGGTAGTTGACTTCTGGACTGGCACTAAAAGAGTAAAAGTTAGAGCTAGAGACGAAGACGGTAAGTTTGTTGGTGATGACGAATCAACTCCAGACGTTAATGAAGCTTACACTACAAAAAGAGTAAAAAACGACAAATGAATAAAGAAGATTCTGATTTAACATCTTTAAAAGTATACGAAAGAGAATCGGCTATTAGATTTGAGTATATTGAAAAAAGACTTGATGAGGGATCTGAAAAATTTAAAAGACTTGAAGCTCTTATCTGGGGAATATACCCAGTTTTAATAACTTGTTTGGTAGCCACCAGGTACATCTAATGTATGAATATTCTTGTAAAGTGGAAAAAGTTGTTGATGGAGACACTTGTGATGTTGTTTTGGATCTTGGCTTTGATATTCTTTATAAGTCTCGTGTTCGTCTATATGGTATTGATACTCCCGAGTCACGTACTCGTAACAAAGATGAGAAGGCTAGAGGAAAAATGGCTTCAGCTTTCTTAAAAGAAGCTATTGAAGAGGGAGAAAAAGTAGTTATACAAACAAAACTTAAAGACTCTAGAGGTAAATTTGGTAGAGTTTTAGGTGATGTTGTTGTAGACGGCGTAAATATTAATCAACTAATGGTTAAATGCCATTTAGCAGTAGCTTACTACGGTCAATCAAAAGATGACGTAGAAGCCGAACACATGCGTAACAGGGACATTCTTATTGAAAAAGGTCTACATACCCCGGTAGATTAATGGACCAAGCAGTTCAATTTATTAACGAAGTAGGCTTTCCAATAGCTGCTGCGTTAGGTCTAGGATTCTTTATTTGGAAACTAATTAACCGTATTATTGACGGTATGGAAACTAAAGTTGATGTGCTTGACGATAAGGTTGCTGACCAAATAGAGCAAATGGAGCAAAGACTAGGTACAAAGCTAGATTCACAACATGGGATCCTAGTTGCTCTTATAGATAGGGTTAGATCTCTTGATAACGAAATCATACGTCAAGACACACTTATCAAAACTATATTAGGTGTACCGCAGCTAATAGACAGTAACAAGATTGCAAAAGCAGACCGAGACGACCAAAGGAAAGATTGATGGCTCCTAAACGACCTGACGAAATATTGTTAATATCTTGCATGATAATCGTCATGTTTGTTGTGTTGGCAGTTCAAGCTGATGAAATGACACATAAGTTTAAAAACCCTAGCTTTTCAGGTGTTGGTACATCAAGCCATTATCTAACTATAGAGAACCAAGAGTTCAACAGAAAAGAAGCCATACGTGAAGAAATAAAGGCTTATGTAGAAGACTTGGAAAGAGAAGCAGAAAACACTACGCTTGCTAGGTTTATACGTAATTTAGAGAGTAGAATATACGCACAACTAAGCAGACAATTGGTTGATAGTTTGTTTGGTGAAACTGCCTCTGATTTTGGTGTTCTTGAATTAGAAGGCAACACTATAGAATACAGGGTAGAGGACGATAAGGTAACTTTAATAATTACAGATGAAGAAGGCAATACAACAGAAATTACTGTACCTCTCGGTTCTTTTACTTTCTAGTTGTTCTTTAATTATACCGCCTTTAGATAACGGCATACCGCCAGTCAGATCTATTGAATCAGCGCAAGTTGGTAGTTTATTAACAAAACTATCAGAATCACCAGAACCCGAAAGAAAACCTGTAGTGGCTGTATATGGTAAATCTTTTAAAGATGATACAGGACAGCGCAGATCTAATAGTCAGTACGCTAGTTTTAGTACGGCAATAACACAATCTCCTGATGCGTATCTAATTAGGGCCTTGAAACATTCAAATGTCTTTGATGTGGTGGAAAGAAAAGGTTTAGATAATTTAACAAAAGAAAGACAATTAATACGTACAACTAGAGAATCATTTGATGAAAAACAAAAAGTTAAACCGTTGCTTTTTGCTGGTCTTATTATGGAGGGAGGTGTAATAGGGTATGAAAGTAATGTTAAGTCTGGAGGTGCAGGTGCTAGATATTTAGGTATTGGAGCTTCTAAAGAATATAGGCAAGACTCTGTAACAATTTCTTTGCGTACCGTATCTGTTAGTACAGGAAAAATATTGCTAGAAGTGTTGGTAACTAAGTCAATATTGAGCGCTGCCGTCTCTTCTGATGTGTTCAAATTTTATTCAAATAATACCGAATTAGTTGAAATTGAGAG